CACCAGCTGTGTATTGACCACTGTTTGCAACTTCATTAGTTGCTGTGTAAGCAGTAGTCGCTGAGTTTAGAGTTGCTGAAGAAGTATAAAGAGCTAGTTTAAAAACATCACCACCAGATGAAGAAAAATTTTGATCTCCTTCTAGTAATTGTTTCTTGAATGCATTTGCAATCGCTTGTGTTATAGCCATAATTTATCTCCTAGTTTTTATTTTTTGCCGAGTCGAGGAACACCCGATTCGTATTCATCTCGTCTTCGTCTTCCCATTTGTTCTATAGAGAAGCCTTCAACTACTTGTTTATACTTTCCTTCGTATAATTGCAAGAGATCATTTGGCCCCTTTAAAAAAGAAAATGCTTCAACTAAGCATGCATACAATAGTCCGTTGGGAAAATACTTACTTATGTATGTTGTCGTATTTGTAGCAGATAAACCAGGGTCTTTCAAGATATAATTTAACTGAATTTCATAAGTTGAGCTAGGTGTAGGAGCCAAAACAATAGTGTCTTTGTCCCACATACTATAATATTTTGGTTCTCCAGTAGCACCTGTTGAATTATATTCGGACATAAAACTTGTGTCTCTATACTCTAAAAAATTTCTAGTTCCACCTGATCCACCATCTACAATTTGTGCAGATCTAACAACCAATAAATCAGCAGGCACATCAATAAATCTTTGTGATGCAATTAAATTAGCTGTTGCATATCTTCTGTTATTGTCAGAATCTACATCTCTAAATATTCTAAATTCTGCATCGCTAATAATTCCATCAATAATAGTAGATGTTAAAACATTTGAATCTACTTCTGTGTAATCTCTAATTTTTTGTACTAGTTCTGCGTATGTCATTATGCTTGTAGGTCAACAGGTCCTGCTGTACAACCATCTCCTCCCCCATTTATATCACCATTTGTAGCAGTGTCACTACTTTGAAAGTAATAATAATTTGTAGTATCTCCTACTATACCACTAGAATTAATTTGTCCAACCGTGATTGTAAAACCACTAGCATTACTAATATCACTAACTCCATCAATAATAGGCACAGAAGTATAACCATCTGCATCTGTTGGTCCTCTAAATCTAACAGTGTCTCCAGTTGACCTATCGTGGTTAGATGAATAAACATTGATATAAGTATTGCCTGCATATTTAATTGTCTCAAACGGACTTGTTTGTAATAAAATTAAAACAGGAGGTTCGACTCTATCAGGTCTTGCAAATTGTAAACCTTGTGGATCAGCAACTGTTGGTTTTGGTTCAAGTTGTGGTTGTTTAGGTTCAAATTCAGAAATATGAACACGTGAACCATTCCATTCAACTGCCATTTCTGTATAAGGAAAAGCTAAACCAGAACGGTCTGAAATAAATTGTGCGTATTTTCCTTTAGATAAATTAGACATTTGGATAATAAGTTTTAGGAGTTATGAAAGTACTTGAAGAAGAACCATCTTCTTCCAGAGCTCTCTGTAGTTCATCTTCGTACAATAATTTTAATTCTTGTGTTCTTTGTGGAGCTTTTTTAACCGATAAATAATAAGCAAGGCCCGCGCACATACATGGAACGAATCTATAAGGAACATCAGTTGCATTCGTGTAATTTCCTGCATCTTGTATTCTTTTCACATAATAGAAATTAATAAAATTACCTGCTTCAGTGGATCCTGGAGTTAAATATAAAGTCATAGTAACTTTATCAATAAATCTTTGAACAAAATATTGAGTAGGAGTTCCTTCTTGAGTCTTAGAAGAAAGACCTTGGTAAGTTGATCTGTTAATTTTTGTTAAAGAAAAATCAACATTAGATGAATTTCTATAAACTGCTTCTAATACATCATCTACACCATAAATAGCTGTAGCATCGGATGTACCATCAGATGTTGATCTATACATTGTATAGACTGCTTGACCATCGACTAACGTAAAGGAACTATTTCCTACTTCCCAATAATGTAAACCTCTATTACCCCATTCTTGAAACATAATGTTTAAAGAACGTCTAGCTGTTTTTAAATCATATCCAGAATAAGACTGTATTCCTATTCTTTCAAAAGCCTCTTCTATAATTTCATCTATATAGAGAGTCTTATCAAAAGTAGTTGTTCCAGAAGTAGTATTAGCCATTGAGCCTCCTACTTATCTATTAATACAGTACACTTAGCACTTGTAATTACACTGCAAGTCATTCCACCTTTAAATAAGATACCATCTTCAGGCATGTTAAATGAAAAAACATCTCCTGGAGGAACATCTGCTATAAATTGAGTTCCGTCAATATCTTGTAAAGTTACAGTTCCTATATCTGTAGTAGTAGTTGTATTAGAAAGAATTAATCCTCTTAATCTAGTTCTACCAGCAAATACTTGAGCCGCTGATGTAATCTGTACTGCTTTTACGTCACCTTTAGCTGCCATAATTTTTCTCCTTAGTATTTTATATGTGGGCCGAAGCCCACATTAATTAATTAACTTGATGTAACGTCTGTACCAGTAATTACTTGTTTCCAAGTAGTACCATCAGAAAAAGCATAAGTAGCATTTCCTGTGTAACCATTCGCAACATAAACCATCAATGCTTCATTATTTACTGCGCTTAAAGTTTCGCCGGCTCTTGAGCCAGTAGCGATTGTAAGTGTAGATGTATTTGAAACAGTCCAAGCAACAGTTCCACCTTGTTGTGTGTCATCTGTGCCTGTGTGTGGGTTAACGTTTGCTCCACCAATAAACCCGTTAAGGGCTACTACTGGACCTTTAAATGTAGTGTTTGCCATGATTGTTCTCCTAGTTAATTCTACATAGTCTCTAGGCCGTCGACTATACTGCGTCCATGCAGAATATTAATTTACGTATAGTGCAAATATTATATGTTATTTTTGAGTAGAGTGCAAGAGATCCTACAGTGTGGAGTGTGTTTTTCCAACGATGTAGCTTTTTACTTAAGTAGCTACTGAAACTTCTGGAGTAGAACCTTCAATACTGTTCTGTATGTGGGCTATTCTAGCTTCTTCAAGCTTTATGTCAGTGATGATTTGTTTGATTTTGTCATCTATTCTGACCATGTCAAGAGTATATCTATTGTTGTCAATATGCTCTTGTTCCCACTTCAACTCCAAGGACCTTTTTGCTTTGTATAGGTCTTGTATCATTAATAACCTCTTCATAAGTTATTCTATTTATTCCCGAATGATAGCTATCTCCGAGATATTCCCATTTTATATCTTTTTTTCCAAGTTTGTCAAGTATAGCATTTTCAACATTTATTGTTGAATCTTCTGTATGTTCTATAACAAATTTAGAGTGATGATTGTAAGCCCAGATATTGATGAGAGTTTTTTTCATAGTTTTGTCTTTCTATTTATACAATGGGGCCATTTTAAGGCGGCCCCATTATTTTTAATTATTATGCTCCTGGAGAACCGTAGATTCCTCTATAGTCAGATACACCAAATTGGTATCTTTCTCTAGCTTTGAATCTTAAGTTACCAGTATCGAAGTCACCTTCCATAGCTGTTTTGATCGGAGTTCTAACGAAATGTTTCATTCCATTAGGAGCGTCAGTGATGATAAAGAACGCGTTCGGATCAGTTAAGAAATTGTTCACTCTGTAACCTTGAGGAACCATTCCCATAGAAACGATTGCATTAACATCATTGTCCGCTGTACCCGTTCTAAGTTGAGATTTCATTAATCTCTCAGCTGTGAACTGAAGCGCTGAAGGAATAATCATTTTTACTCCTTTAGCTGCGATTTTTAAACCTCTTTCATCAGTAAACGCTGCAATGTCTATAAGAGATTGCTCTAATGAAGTTTCGTTTAAGTCAGCAGCTGTCGCTAGTGTATTTGATACAGTACCCGCAATTGTTGGGTGGTTTGTAGCAAAAAGAGCTGAACCATCACCTGAAGTGAAAGTACCGAATCCATTAACTAATGGATTAACCGCTTTTACTTGCTTAGTGTTGGCCATAGATCTAGCTAACGCTTTTGTATATCTGCTTGACAGTCTGTCATACAGGTTATCTTCTACCGCTTCCTCAGTAATCGAAAAGGCTAGAGCCACTGTTTCCATAGTGTATCTTGCAGTGTAAGTCTCTTGAGCATTGTCAAAAGTTACACCTGAACCTTCAGGTTTTACTTGAGCATTCGCGAAACCAGATAACATAACTTCTTCTTCAAAAGCTCTGTCTGATGTTTCTGTTGCATATATCTCTGCATGTTGGTTTTCGTAACGTTTGTATTCCAAGCCGAATAGTGCATTCAAACCTGGCTCTAGTTCTTTAACTAGTTGTCCTCTTGATATCGCCATAATTTATCTCCTATTCTAATTAGATACCGTTAGCAGAATTTAGAGCATGCTCATTAATATTAACAACAACATTAACATTAGCCGAAGCTGTGTCATTGTTATCAATATCTTTTGAGATACCTAAAATTCTTAATTGAGCTGAAGCACCAGAAGTCATAGTTCCTGATATTTCAGTTTTTGATACGTAGTTTGCTGAATCTCCAGCTGCATACGAAATGTCTGCAACTAAGAAAACATTTGCACCAGTAACAGATCCTGCAGATTGTATTTCAAATCTTTCGTAAGGATCATCTGATACAAATCCAACTACATCACTAGCAGTATTGCCAGCTAAGTAGTGGTTTGACCACGTAGGTTTTTGTGTATTTACATCAGTATAGAAAACACCGTTAAGCGAACCTAACAATAAATCACCTGCTGCCGCTACATTTAAACCACCATCAGCCGCTGGTGTTACAGCGTCCTGGAAGTAAATAGTAGAAGTAGTAGTATTAATTGCATACTCACTTAAACCTTGGTTATCACTATTCTGACCAACTTTTCCAATTGCTCTCAATCCGAAAGCACTGTCTTTATTTGCCATAGTTTTTTCTCCAATATGTGACGAAAATTCGTCACGGTTAATTTAAATTAGTGATCTAGAAATTGTTAGAAAACTATTTCTTCGTACCACCAAAAGTTACACGAGTCTGTCTATCAATATTGATAGGCATACTTGGATGCTCATCCTTCATGAGATCGTGATCAAATGCTTCTTCATTTTCTCGCGCCTGTTTAGCGTAATAATCAGCGTATTGCTGAGCAATCTCTTTAGGTACTCTAGCGAGCACTAGGCCACCTTGACCGATCACTCCCTTGTACTTACCGTCTTCCACAACAGCGTATTCTGTACCTTCATATTCGTCTGCTCTAACAAGTTCATAACCAGATCTTAATCTACCTTGAACATTTTTAGAATCGTCGAATCCTAAAGATTCAGCTCTAAGCCACCTGTGAATAAAACCCGCCGGTGCAGGGGGTGCATCTAATAAAGATGGTGGAGACCAGACTTTAGGTCTTGTTGTATTTTCTCTAGTCTGACTCGCACGTGAAGTTTTGTTATTTTCGTTTTCCATATGCTTATACTCCTTCCGTGATTTTTAATTGTTCCGCATAGTCTTTAAGTGGCACACCCAATTTTCTAGCAATTGCTACCTGTGAAGGTGTGAGTTTCACAATTTTGCGACTTGACGGCCTACTTGTCCGCGTTGCCGAAGCAACAGTTTGGGTAGGCATTTTTGTAGTCGTATCTGTATTACTACCAAACTTGTGGGGAAATTCAAGTCTTATTCTTCTATCTATTTCAGAATAATACTCTTCCGGTTCAGAATTAGGGTCATAACCCTCTGTTTCTGTCAGTTGTCGGTGTATTACTTTAGCACCCTCAGTCATAATAGGATCTTTATTAAACCAATCGTTGTTTCTAGCCCAATCTCTTGCCCTAGCATCAACTTGTCTTGGTTGTTCTATTTCTTGTTGAGGTTGATAAACTGGTTGTTGTGTTGTTTTTAACTCAGCTTGTCTTGATTTTAAATCAGCAAGTCTTGCTTCTTCATAACCAAGTCTTGAAATTTCTGCACTTGCAGCAACTTCAGCTTTTAGATCACCTTCTTCTCTAGCCTTTGCTAATTTAGCAACAGACGCTTCTAAACCAGATTTAATTCTGTTTTCTTTTTCAGATACAAATCCCGAGTCTAGTTTTGTAAGTCTAGAGTTTAAGTTTTCTTTTTCAGCTAAAACACTTTTAGCGTATATAGTTGCGGCTTCTTCTCTTCGTTCCGCTTCACGCATTTTTTTAGTTAATGTAGCTATTCTTTTTTTTACTCCTTCTGAGTAATCTTTTAATTCTTTATCTTTCTTTTCTGTATCGTTAGCTTGAACATCAACTGACTCATTAGATTTCTCAGTTGTGTCATTGGCGCTAGTATTGTTTTCAACATTTGTTGTCTCCTCTACTGTAGTTTCTTCTACTACAGTTTCTGGTTGTGTATCGGATAAATCTACTTCGACCTCTGGTCCTGAAGTATCTATATCAACTGTTTGGTCTACGTCTGGCATAGTTTTCTCCTATGTTAATATTGATGAAGTATATCTTCGGGATTATCAATGGTTGCTAAAACTTCATCGTCATTTAGCATTCTAACTTCCCCACCATCTATCTGAATTCTAGATCCAGCATATTTTGCAAAAATTACCCAATCGCCTTTTTTACACCAAGGTCCTTCAGGAAATTTATCTTTGTCATAACAATGTGGACCCATAGCAAGAACTAAACCGCAAGTAGATCCTACTTGTTGTCTCTCTAACGTGTCTTGTCCTAGGAATAATCCACCTTTAGTTTTTTCTGGCAATTTAAATGGCAGAACAACTAATCTCCAACCGGTTGGTTTAGGTAATTTATTAGATTCTTTTGTTTTTAAACGTTCGTAACCTTGGTCTGCTTTTTCAGCTTGAGTTTTGTTTAACTCTTCATATTTTTCTTCCAAAGCATTTTTATGTTTTGGTACTTCTGTCCCCGATGTCGACAATTTTTCTGTCTGTGTCATTTTTCGCTCCTTTGTTTAGCAGGATGGATATTTCCTGAGATATTTTTGCATAGGCGTGAGCCTGTCCTAATAGATACTTGTATTTATCCATATTGTCAACCCCACCTTGAACCATGGTGTCACCAATACTTTGATAACTTTCTTTTAAGTGTTTTTGAATCTTAGTTATTAGATTTAATTCGTCCATTGTAACCTTTCTATTTTTTTGCTAGTTTATCTTTATTTACGCCTTTTTTAATCACGTAGTCTTGAGTGCCATTAGCACCTGTATTTACTTCAGTTCTTAAATTTTTAAAAAGAAGTTTTTTTTGATTTTCTTCTTTTACTTTTTTTGAATAATTTTCTAATATTTTTGTATCCCTCATTAGCAATTCCACTTTCTAAGTGATTTGTTTATTCTTGAATCTGGATCCCTTGCAGTTTTAGCAGAAGTTAATTTCTTTTTCATACCAGACATTCTAGCACAAAAAGATTTTCTTCTATTTGCTGCCGTAGATCCTTTTTTTAATTTTGATGGTTTAGTGGTTACTGCTG